ATTAAAGACGCGCAACATGGGAACGATTCCGTTTGATGTTCCATTTGTTCCTCTTATATGCGTACCGGTCGCACGAATATTGTGAATATGGAGACCGATTCCTCCTGCCCATTTCGATATATTCGCGCAATCCTTCAATGTATTGTAAATACCATTGATACTATCCTCTTCCATAGCCAGCAAAAAACACGACGACAATTGAGGTCGCGGGGTCCCCGCATTAAACAAGGTAGGTGTGGCATGTGTGAAATATTTATTTGACATGGCATCGTACGTCTCCTTTACACGGTGCATATTGTCACCATGAATACCAATGGCAACCCGTAACCACATGTGTTGAGGTCGCTCCACGATCTTTTTATTTATTTTCAACAAATAAGCTCGCTCCAATGTTTTGAAACCGAAATAATCGATCAAATAATCGCGCTGGTAATCGCATATCGCATCGAGCTCATCTCCGTATTTTGTAACGACCTCGAACATATTGTTTGATACAATTGGACAATGCTCTCCGTGTGTGTCTTTGAAATGATATAGGTCAGACATGACTCGACTAAATAAGGGGGATGTGTTTTTTTGTAAATTGGATACCACAATGCAACCCGCCAATGTTGTGTAATCGGGATGGGTCGATGCTAATGATGCACATTGCTCTGCTGTGAGTTCGTCAATTTGAGTTGTGCTAATACCATCATATAGTTGATCAATCACCTTCATTGTCAATGCTGTGTAATTTAATTGATGAATACCGGCGTCTTGTCCCGTATTTTTTATTCGTTTGAGGATTTTATCGAATGATACAATTGCGCGTTCTCCATTGCGCTTTATAACAAACATTTCCTCATTGTCGAACATTATATAATAGCGATTGTTATATTATGTTTATGTCATTTTCTTAGCTTTCATTTAGAAGAAACATTTGCTTTTTGTGTTCGTTGATAAAAATATTCCTATAATATATATTTTTAATTATGTCAGGAAGAGGACGACCATCGACAAAAACACAAAAATTGAAAAACAATGACAGGAGCAGGAGCCGCGACGAGGAGCCGGAATCACAGAGGTCGGCGGAATTAGGCAAAAATCCTGATGATTATGACCCATATGTTCCACCGAAAAAAATGATGTCGGCGAAGAAGGCGGTTGGGCAGGGACAAACGTGGAAAAAAAAATCACTACCAGCCGGCGCAAGCCAGGGCTTGGTTGCTCGTTCAAACAAAGCTTTTTGGGATCCATCATATTCCGAATCCGACTCGGATAGTGAAAAATCTAAACAACCGAATACTTATGATTCGATGAAGCCATCCGATGTTACGCGCGGAATGGAATATGAACTGGGAGCCGTTGCTCATAGAGCGATCGATGAGCAGGTTGAACTGGTGGTAAATGAGGGAGAAGCTCTAATGACCCATTTATCAACGATTCTCCGCATCCCGCAGATCGAGGGCGCAACACGGGACATGCGTACAAATGCTATTCAACAAATGAGGGAGTTGCTAACTCAGTTAGGGACCGGAGTTATGAATGGCCGCTATGTGACTCACCCTCAAGAGTTACTCCCGGATTTGTTCGAATTGCTGACACGGTTTAATAATTTGTTGGAAAAGTATTCGGCACAAATCGGGGAGATGCGCGACACGGAATCCATATCCACTTTTAGACAAGATATAATAGCATTGATAGATGCTGATATGGAAAAAACGAGACAAGAATTCACAGACCGCGCTAATCGTCAGAGCAAACTTGTCGGGAAAAGAGTGCAAATTACGGATATGGAAACTTTGATGGGAGATGACAAAAAAGCCAGGGAAGACGAAACAAAGGACCAGGATATAGCGCGTGATCTTGATGCGCAAATAAGTATTCTGGAAAATAGAGCAGAATTGTATAACAGATATGCCCCCGATATAGCAAAAAGCAAGAGAAACGTTTCTGATACGCGAACTAAAACATACGTTAGAGATACAAAACTAGAGGATGAACTAAGGTTCTTGCGTGAGTTGAAGAAAGGGGTGATAGGAGAGGCGATATCGAAAAAGGCGGCGGGAGGAAAACGTCACACCAAGAAACGCTCCAACAAAAAGAAGAAGACCCATAAACGTAAAGGTCGCGAGGGTAAAAAAACAAGATCTCATAAAAAGTAAGACCATATATGAATAATCCTTCTATACACAGCGAAATGTTGTGTATAGAATACCTCACACATACAACCCTTCATCTATGTGTCCAATTTGATTAAACACACGCCTTTTTGCAAAGGGAAATTGCGTAATTCCTTGTCATCTCCCAATCGAACAACTTCTAAACCAGAACTAGTGGTCGCTGTACTTTTTTTCGCGGGAGCACGATGTTCGCAACCGGACTCGCGTTCCTGTTCAATGGTCTTCCATGTATTTTCGATCAAAGGAAGCACTTCTTTAAACCATGCTCGATTGCGTTCGACCAATACGCATGAATATTGATCAACGTACCAGTAAATGGCAGTATATAATGACCAACTTCTCCGTAATTTAAGCCGCATCGTGTCTATCCATTTATCCACACTCTCTTTTTCCAAAGGTATATCGAGTGGCATATATTCATATCTCGGAACACCTGAATATTGCTGTGCCAAAGCATATCCAGTCGGACTATTTTCAATGTCTTCCGCGCAAGGATATGTATTGCTTCGCCGGCGCATACCTTGATCATGGCCGATACTGACGCGTTCTACAAAATAGAGCATAACTCCTCTGTGGGTGCGCGTTTCGTCGCCCCAAAATGCGGTTTCGTTTTCGTATTCTTTGAATCGCGTTTCCATGAAATCGCATTCGTCCAAATCGCAACATTCCATTTGAATTTGCATTTGAATCCAATAATCCTTTAAAGGGATTCCCGTGATTTCGCGATTGACAATGTTTTTGATCTCGAGCATTCGACCGTAACGTGGGCAATTAGGTTTCGTAATAATACCGTCAGGCGACGCTCCTATAAATGGATGGACTTTGTGTTGAATGCATCCAAATTCACTGACTTTGGTAGAAAACAACTGTTCGTAAAGTGCGCACGTAACCGGTTCGTATTTCTGTCCCCAATGCATAGGACTATTAACGTTAATCGCGCCACTTCCTCGACTTACTGCGTTATATGCAGGTTTGCATTTCTCATAAATGATTCGATTACGTGATGCATCTGTGCCCAAAATTTTTCCCATACTGCTGGCACTGATTAAATTGTGTCGAAATTCGTACCATTCAGCGGTACGTTGTTCGGGTTGTTCTATCGATAACAGTCGATCAATAGTCGTCAAATAGCGTTCTTTCGAATGATGCTGTAAAATTCGGGTGTTGGGTTGGGATCGACGCGGAGAATACGAAATGTGTAAATCGAAATAGTCATTGCAAATCACGTTGCAGTGTGTGCGAATATCTTCGTATTGGGTTTCATTGCATATTCCGATTTGACTCCAATCTGAAAAGAGTAAATTAGAAATCTCGTCACACATGCGTGTATGAAAGGATGGTTCATGCATATCTGATATATGTGATTGAATGTACTCATGTGTGAGTTCGTATATAGTGGCGCTTGCATAAATTAAATCGTCTTCTGACATGATGTTGTCCTCGTTGGAAGAGAGGGAATTGTCCTCGTCGGAAGAGAGTGAATTGTCCTCGTCGGAAGAGAGGGAATTGTCCTCGTCGGAAGAGAGTGAATTGCCCACGTCAGAAGAGAGGGATTTGTCATCGCTTTGATCCGGCTCCTGGTCCGCATTTTCGGAGAGCGCATCAATTGAATTCACTACATCCATATTTATATTGGTTAGATGAATAAATATAATATAACCAATATCAATTTTACTATTTATGTCGATTGAATGCAATAATATGTATTACACGCTACGTTTGGAATCAATCGACACATTTCGTTTTGGTGTCATAGATTTTAACGTAGAAACCCGTTTTGATTCCGTATTTTTTAAAATAAATTTTTGTTTTTCGCTAATATATAAAAGAGACGATATAGATTCAATTTCATGCGTTTCGCGGTTATATGAAACGTCATTCGCCTTAATTAATTTTCCCTTTTCTAAACAGGTATTAAAAAATAATGATAAATTATCAATCTCCTTTCTAGAAATATCGTTTGTTAAAACGTATTTTTCCGCGAAACAATGTAAAATGTGTGTTTTGCGCGTTTTATCCAATTTGTTCCATGGCTCTTTTTTATTACTTTGTCGTTCCGTCTCGAGTAATGTATCCAACGAAGTCATATTCATATGATTTTGTGACACGGGATATGAGGAGGGTTTCGTTGCTGTAGTGACGACAGGGTCAATGACCTTTTCGTCTATGGCAGTGGTTGGAAACATTATATGTACGAGGTTCCTTTAAGTATATATGAAGAGCAATGTTTATTACATTTGTAAATGTGTATTTGCAAAAAAAAATCTTGGAAATAACTCAAAAATAACTCCCAACAATATCGGTAAATCCAAATAAAATTTTTGTATAGAATGTATAAGACGTTTCTTTTTATAGTTGTTCCAAGATGAGTGATATAGAAAGTGAAACAAATACAAGAAATAGATGCATTTTCATGGACCCGTCAAAAAAAAGCACCAAGGTGATCGAAAAAAAGGTTCGAAAAAAACGTGTAATCACAGAAAATGACGATTGGACGAAGACTATCGCTGATTTCCAAGATATTTCATTGTTTCAATTATTCGAAATCTTGGAAAATACGCCGGAAAAGGTGAAACTGGTAAGATCCCACATTCTATCTAAGATTCGCGGATACGCATCCCAAGATAAAGGAAAGAATATTTTAGAAGAAAATAAATTCATAAATTACCAAGAAGTATTAGACTTACTTAAAAGCAGTGGTTTTCAATGCTATTACTGTAAAGATAATATAATCATGCTATATGAATATGTGCGAGAACCGAAACAATGGACACTGGAGCGAAAAAACAATGATTACGGACATAATCGCGATAATGTGGTATTGGCATGTTTATCATGTAATCTAAAGCGCAGGTGTATGAAAATGGAACGATATGAACTAACAAAACAAATGGCGGTTGTCGAAAAATTGGGTTCGTGAAAAAGGTGAATATAGAAACGGACATAAAAACGTGCATTGAAAATACATAATGCCTTCCCCAATAAACATAGTTACTTTGCATAGCCAAATTAAGCGTAAACTAACCAATTTTCACATTCATAAACGCATACCCAATTTGCTGTTTCATGGAGGCTCGGGGACAGGAAAACGAACATTGGTATATGATTATATACATCAAATATACGAAGGGAATAAGGAGAAGTTAAAAACAAATGTGATGTATGTGAATTGCGCACATGGAAAGGGTATAAAATTCATACGTGACGAATTGAAATTTTTCGCGAAATCCAATTTGAAAGGGTCGCAAGGTGTCCAATTTAAGACAATAGTGATGTTCAATGCTGACAATTTAACAATCGACGCCCAATCCGCACTGAGAAGATGTATTGAATTATTCAGTTATAATACGCGTTTTTTTATATTGGTTGAAAATAAGGAAAGGTTATTGAATCCAATTTTGTCTAGATTTTGCGAAATATATGTTCCCGAAACGATGGATGATGCCGGTAATACGGAAAATTTGCACCAATATTATTTAGAGAAAACATATGGGCCGAAACCGCAATATACTGAATGGTTCGAAATCCGATTAGGAAGTTTAGAGAAAACACCCGTAGAAATAATAAAGATTGTATCGGATACCTATGAACATGGACTATCGTGTCTTGATTTTATGAATTGGGTAAAGAAAACCCATTGTTTAAATCCAATACATAAACATGAACTTAATATGGAGTTTCATAAAATTCGAAGTGAATACAAATGTGAGAAATTATTGTTATTTACAATGTGTATGAAATTACCTATTCGTTTTAATGAATAATACCAAATGTCTCTATATGATAAAATCAATGGACGATTTTGTCATAGCTAATTTGCATGAATCGCGCAATGAATGGTGTGGGCGGTTAGTAAGTTTATTCACCCCACTTGTATCAGAGGGTATCCAATCTATATTTGAGGAATCGTGGAAAGTATGTATGGAGAACGATGAGGTCGGTAAATATTTGATGACTTTTCAAAATCTCATTTCCCGGATACCAACATGGAATTCGGTGATTGTAGAAGAGGAACGAAAGCGAATCATTGAACGGAGTGGATGTAATTATTTAGAAGATTTGATTACGTGTGTTCATATTATTCAACTCAAAGTGCTTACTTGTATACGCGTCGGAAACAAACAAAAGAAGATTGATATATCGATTCCTAAACTGGACCATTTCATTCACAAGGTATATGTGAATGTGGCTCGCAAATTATACATGAATGTGTATTTGTACGAAAAGAATTTGACAGCTTTACAAACCCAGAAAAATATGCGCGAAATGGAATTATTAATACAAGAATGCATTTTGATTACTATCCGTGAAAGTATTCCTACTGAAGATATTATTCGTGCATATATGGATGAAAATGTGGAGCAAGAAGAGGAGGTTTTTGTAGAACAAGTAAAGGAACCAGTTTTGGAAAAGGCGTCGGATTCGGAAATGAATACCCAGGAGGAAAAAGAAGAAGAAGACGACAAGGTGGATATACCTATTACACCATCTATTAAAAACATGGATGAGGAAAAGGTGGTTACACGTTTGTCGTTTAATAATAATGATAGTGTATTGGATGAAAATGACACTGTTCAGGATGTAGATGCACCTAAAACATTGGAACGTTTAGAGGAAATCAGTTCGTCGCGCGCTTTAGAGCGAATGTTGGCTGAAAATGATGACAATGACAATGAGGATGAGCGTTTAACAATATCAACCGAAGATATCGATCTGACCGGGTTTTCTGTATTAGATGCACCAAATAACGTGAGATCCGAAGATAATGAAATCAAATTGGATATTGAGGAGTTATTATAATTGAACATGCACGGTTATATGCAGGGAGGCAAAATATTATATGTACGAAATGTATAATATTTTAGATTTGCACATATAGTATGAATACACCCCCAAAAACAATAGATAAAACGGAATTTGAGAAACGAAGGGCGAAAATTTACGCATTAAATACGGAATCTGACCAAATCGCGAATGAACAAAAGTTAAAAATACAGGCCGAAAAAGAGATGGTGATAATAAAGGATGAATTGACGCGAAGAGGACAGACTAGTAATGCAGTACGAAATATGGGTTCATTTATAACAGAAGAATATGCGGATTATATTGCTGATAAGTAATACAAAAATAAGATGTGTTTTTTGTGATTACAATGTAATATGACCAAGATCAAACGGTTATTATATTGTGATCAGCCACACACCCATGTATATGAATATCTTTATTCGACCTATTCAGATACAAAATGCAATAGCAAACATGTATTCGATTTTTATACCCTTACCCATTTATTTTGGCCATTTCTCATTACGATATGGCTAATGCACTTACCTATAACGAATTATGCGATTATACTATTTGTGGGAATATTTACCTTTTTATTCGAACTATTAGAAAATACAGAATGGTTTATTCGGAAATATCGGAGTCAAGAAATAACCGATATGGGACAATCTGATTATCACGGTGATTCTCTATTGAATCTTATTGGCGATACGATCACAAATTTGATAGGAATTTTCATGGCAATATATATTTCCAATAAATATGTAAAATGGACGATTTTAGGAATATTATTTGGTATCATTACAGTAGTTGAACCGACTTATTGGAACACCTTTTTAACGGTTTTATTTTTTCGGTCGATGTAATCCATCTTTTCGGTCGATGTAATCCATCTTTTCGGTCGATGTAATCCATCTTTTCGGTCGATGTAATCCATCTTTTCGGTCGATGTAATCCATCTTTTCGGTCGATGTAATCCATCTTTGCGTCGCATGCCCCATTAAATAATCCATTAATTTGTATATTTAGAAAAAGATGGATCCAATGTTTTTCGTCGCATTTACAATAACCATATTGTTTGTTTTAGCTAAATTCGCAGAATATAAATATGTCCAACCAGATGACAAGAAGCCTTTAAAAGAAACCGTTCGTGATATAATAATAGTATTAGTATGCGCTTTAGGTGGTTCATATGGTTATTTTCATTTCCAGGATTCGATACGTGATTTCTTTAATGTGGTTACTGAATCTAAAGTGCTAACAAATGCAGCGACGCAAGTATTTACAGATAAACCTAACTTCTGAAAACTTTTACCACATACACAATTAGACCCGATTCTAGTTGTGTATTACCAGTTTGGCTCTTTTACATGTTTGCCAAAAATGCTTCACTATTCGGTTTGCGACCCAGTAAATTTTCCATCATAGCAAAACCCGTTTCGGTACCACCCTTTTCTAGAATACATTTACGATAATGCAACCCTACTTCTTTATCAAAAATATTACCCGTTTCCTTAAATAATTGAAATACCTCAGCTGCATATACCTCACTCCATAGATACCCATAGTAACCACTTTCATATCCCCCCATTAAATGACCGAAATTAGCCGCCATGCAGCCATCACAATGTACAAGGGGGCTCAAGTCATCTTGTAGAATGCGAAAGGATTCTTCCACATCAATATCATCATCATCAGAATGCAATTTCATATCATATAAAGCAAACATCAACTGACGAATATAATGCAAACCATTAAATAAATTTTTATTATCCTTTATTTTTTGAGTAAGTTCATCTGGAATGGTATCTTCATTTTTATAATGGTTACTAATACGTTTTAAGAAGACATCCTCATAACACCAATATTCCAATGCCTGACTAGGACATTCTACGAAATCGCGCTCAACCGCAGTTCCACTGAATATACTAAACCGATTTTTGCTTAATAATTGATGAAATATATGACCTAATTCGTGGAAAAATGTCTCCACTTCTCCAAATGTTAGCAAACTCGGTTTATCATTGGTAGGTCGCGTGAAATTACATACCATTGCCGATACAGGTGTGCTGCGCTTGCCATCAATCATATAAGCCTGCTTTATAGTAAATGCTGCCGCATGTCCATATTTTCCGTCACGAGGATATAGATCCAAATAAAAGTGTCCAATTATATCACCAATACAATCTTCCGTATCGTCATGCACCACAAAACATTTGACGGATGGATGCCATGATTGATCATTCGCGACTTTACATTCCGTAATTTTCAAATGAAATATTTCCTCAAATGTTCCAAGCAAATTGGGTAATAAATGCTCCAATGGGAAATATTCCTGCACTGCTTTTTGATCATATTGGAGAACCTCTTTTTTGTAAATATTTGTATAATAGGCAAGGTTCCAGGATTCTATTTGATCCTTATTAAAATAATCGGTCAATATCTTAACATCTTTTTTTGATGCATCCCTCATTTTATCCATTAAATGTTGCAGAAACTCGAAAACTTGTTCAGGAGTTTTCGCCATTCTGCGATGGGAAAGAACATATTCCGAATAACTATTATAATTCTTCAATAATTTCGTTTTCTCCTTACGCAAATTAAGTGTTTTCTGTAATAGTTTATGATTATTATACGGCTCTTTACCGCGATGCAAAAATAAAGAACTCAGACGTTTTCGTGTATCTTCAACCGTACAATATGGCATAACCATATTGATATGATCGTATTTTGTAGTGATTCTGTATTTTCCATCACTGTCAGTGTCTAATAATGTGATAAAATCCGATTCAACGCCATCTAATTCTTCTTTCGAGAAAAAAATCGAATCATCCACCGAATTCAAATTAGTACTATACATAATGCTATTTTCCGTCAATTCCCGATTTAATTCCTCAATCTCATTTCGTGTATCTAAATGAATACCCGCATGTTCATAATTTTTCAAGGTTTGCAATATATAGAGCAATTCTTCTTGGTCAAGCGTTTGCGAAAAATTTTCGTGAAATGTCTTGATTTTATTATATACATCAATATTCATTGACCATTTATTTTCAAATGCACCTATTTTCTTGGAAGATTCAACGGATGCGGATCGAATACTTTCTTCAGGATGAACATATTGCATGAAACTCATACATCCAAACTCCAAATCCCATGATTCACTCTCGTCAAAATATTCAAAAAAATCATCCTTGGACTTAAAATCCTTAGTAATCATATCTGCATACCATTGATCATATATATCAATTATTTTACGAGTGTTTTCTTCAATATATAATGCCGTTACGGGAAATGTTATCGATGATGATAACGACATCGTTTATACCATATGTACTTGTACATATTTATACCCATTCAATATATCATGTAACAAAATTGAAATCATATAATATTTATTTATATATATAAATCATGACTCGAATTGACAAATTTATCCAGTCGTTTAATGCGTTTATGGACACATTTTCAATTGAAAAATGGACACTTACTAAAAATGAGGTCAAACATACTGGATCACGTCATATATTTCATTTGAACATACCTTTACATTATATTGATATTACCCCGCAAGCAGCTGACGGTAATATTGAATGGGAGGAAATGGATAAAATCCAGACCAATATACCGACACATACCGAGTTCCAGACGCGGTTTGACGAATATTTTGCACCTTACGGAGATAATGTATGGAATCGCGTCTATATATTTGATTATACTATAAGTGAAACACATGATTACAATGTAAATATTAAAATGCAATTATCAAATGGAAAACCTCTTCCATTCCCTATACCAATCAACGATGATGCGAGATTTCAACTACTTGAACATGACAATCAACGACTCAATCGTAGAATAAATCGTTTCTTGGGTGAAATAATTGCCATTCGCGAATATTGGCAAAGGGAGGTTATTCACCAATCCAATTTACGCATTAAGATGAAACGTAAATGGCAGAAAGATAAACAGAAACTCATCAACGACAATGTTCGTCATATAAGTCGCATGGTCCATACTATACGCAAGTATTATGCAGAGTGCGATGAAAAAGATAACTGTCCGGTATGTTTTGAGCAAATTGAATCGGATAAATTATATGTACCCGCATGCTGTCATTATCTATGTGAATCGTGTGCGAATCATATAGCGGAACTCAATAATAAGTGTCCAATTTGTCGCGATGTAATGCATTATGATACTGGTGGCGAAAACGATAATACAAATATACCAGTAATTATGTTTCCTGACATAGAACCAATCAATATGTTTCACGACATAGAACCATTAATTCAAAATCCGTTTCCCGACATAGAACCAATCAATATGTTTAATGACATGGATAATGACATTGATGACCAAGGTGAAGTCGAACTAGTATTTCCGTAAAATATATTTGTGTATAGTATACACGCCATGTCATTACATCAAAATAAACATAAAAATAAAAATGATAAACAAACAGCTATGTTATTTTTGCTTGGGTGTGTTTGTTTTACACTATGTATTTTTTTGATTGCAACTTATATGCCTCAATGGATGAAGCTCGCTGCACCCTCTAACTTTGTCATGACACATGTGCTTCCATTGACATTTTTTACAAGCTTTAGTTTTGTATTGGGAATTTTATCGCTTTTAGGCGTTATCAATTTATTACCATTTTTGCAAAGTATTTACCCGAATAAAGTGGTTGATTTGGGAATAGTATCCATTGTAGCTGGATTTTTTTCCATATTTATTGGATCCCAATTCAAAAAAATAGTAGAAAATTTAATTGGCGATAAAATACAGTCTAGTATGATATACGATGTTGTTGGATTTACATTGGGACGCACGTTATCAACACTCCTATTTATCGGGCCAAACTATAGCAAAATTTAGAAATACATAAATCAATGTATTGTATTTTTGTGAAAAAAATACCATATTGTATTACGCGAATGCGTCAATTGAAAATACATTTTCATCTTCCAATACTTCTTCATGCAAATATTTAGCAAAGAAAGGTCTCTCCAGTTGGGCCTCCGGAGTATGTTTATGCACCGTTCGAGCAATCATTTTATACAGTTTAAAGTTGGGATATCGTTCGTCGCCATTTTTACGATAAAGTACGTTTTTACCATTGTCGTCCATACACCATTCATAAATAATCTTTTGTATGTCATCTAAATCGTCATAATCATCATCAATTTCCATCATAAAATCAAATATAGAGGTTCCTAATCGACATAGGTCAAATGCGTTATTTGGATCCAATCGGGGTTTATTCTCATTGAAAAAAGGCTCGCAATTATATTGTGTAGAGGCATCACCTCCCGGAGAAAAGCTATCACTGCAAAATGTTTTGTCAAGGTATTTATAAATACTTCTCCCAAAATCAATGATCTTATAAATTTTTCCATAGGTTGGAACCTTATACGTTTTTCCATCAAATTTGTAATATAAAAACTCCTTGTCCGTTTTTACGTACATTATATTATTCGTATGAAGATCATTATGTGTGAATTGAAATACCCTTTGATACGTAAGAATAGTCATAATTATTTGAAATAATGCACTACGTCCAATTTCTTCGGTTATTTCGTCATTTTCGAATAAATCGTCTAATGTTCCATCACATTTTTCCATACAAATCAATTGAATCGGAAAATTGTGTATATATCCATGAACTTCTTCTTCTTCTTCTGATTCTTCTGATTCTTCTGATTCTTCTGATTCTTCTGATTCTTCTGATTCTTCTGATTCTTCGCTGGATACGGAATTGGATGAACTATAATTTACCTCACTATCATCACTATCCGTGCTATATGAAGATGTCGATCCGTGATTGGATCGCGAATAAATAATATTTATTTCATCAATCTTGTCTGGAATTGAATTTAATTTAAACACCGATATTGGTATATCATGTACATCATTTAATAGTATGTCATCATTTTCCTCAATACACAATTTTTTACGATTTTTTCGCGAACCATCGGAAATCGACGTATTTTCATCGTCCAATAATTTATCCAAATAAAATAACTCTCCGATATGTGTATTGAAAAAACAAGAAGCCTGTAAATATTCAATATCGTCTGTAACTGAAACCTTGAATTTATTTTGCACACCTAAATAGGATCCATAAAAATCCAGCCCATTTTCAAATCCGGATTCATGTAATATCTTGCTTGATAAATAAGAAAAAAATGCATCTACATAAGAAGTATTATTTGGCGATAGAATCTTGGGATGAACATCTTCGGTGGTGCTATTTAATTGAGGCATACTGCGGATATTATCATTTTCTATATTGTATTTACCGATCATGTATCTATATGGATCCAATAAAGGGGAGTATTTTATAAATACGGGTTTGTCGTAAATCGTATCCGTATTTATACATAATACATGATCTAAATCTTGGATATGATATTGATTGTTTAATGCAATTTTATTATAGTTGTTTTCATTCATATCAAAAAACCGTTTGTAAATCGGATTATATAATTGCAACTGATCAACCTGAAACGGATTATATTCGGATGCAGGTTGTTTCGACGGTAAATTGGTAATGTCGAACTCTCTCGGTTTAGAATAATGTATGTTTTGTCTAAACATTTTACAAATAGTATAACGTGTCTGAATAGATTTTATATAGCGAATAAACGTATTATGCCGTTGTTTTCTCTAAATTTAATCTGTATGGTTTAGTATAATACCCATACTCACAAAATGACATTACAATTAAAAAAATTCGATATGAAATGGATTACATTTAAGGCGAATGAAAATAAGGGTCCAGTAATCGTAATGATTGGTCGTCGTGACACGGGTAAATCATTTTTAGTGCGCGATTTATTATTTCATCACCAAGATATTCCAATTGGTACAGTCATATCCGGTACAGAAGCAGGAAACGGGTTTTATGCACAACACGTCCCAAAACTATTTATTCACGAAGAATATAACACCGTTTTAATAGAAAATGTATTACGGCGACAAAAGGCGGTTTTAAAACAAATGAATAAAGAGGTTGCCACTTATAAAAAGTCTACAATTGATCCACGCACGTTTGTCATATTAGATGATTGTTTATATGATCAGACATGGACGAAAGACAAAATGATGCGCCTATTATTCATGAATGGACGCCATTGGAAAGTCATGTTGATAATTACCATGCAATATCCTTTAGGCATTCCACCTAACTTAAGAACAAATATCGATTATGTATTTATTTTGCGCGAACCATATTTGACGAATCGTAGGCGCATTTGGGAAAATTATGCGTCTATGTTTCCTACTATGGAATCATTTTGTTCTGTTATGGATCAAACCACTGAAAATTACGAATGTTTGGTCATTAATAATAATGCCAAATCGAATCAATTAAATGACCAGATTTTTTGGTATAAAGCCGAACAACGGCCTAGTTTTAAAATGGGAGCCAAGGAATTTTGGGATATTTCCAAGGAAATGGGGTCCGATGACGAAGGCGAACAATATGATCCTTCTAGATCGAAAAAACGCAATGCCGTTTCAATTAACGTGAAAAAAACGGCGGGGGGGAAATGGTAATAAATCTTCAAAGTTGTTGTCCCACAAACCACGAAATTCTACTAACTGTACCATTAACCGATAAGATAGTAATATTTATTTTACCGGTATTTTTATCATATGTATTAATATGTGCGGTTACATAATTGTCAATATTATATGATATTATTATGATTTGTCCAGATGTATATGCTAAATTATCTATAAACGTATATTCTTCCTTATCGCCACATTTCAATGAATTCAAATTAATAAATTCGTTCAATCTACAGTAATACCTATCGATATATTTGTTTGAACGGTTTTTTATATTCACCGACCAATTTGATGCTTTCGCAATTCCATATATAAATTGTATTTTTACACTCAATACACCACGAATATCCTCATACGAATTCACCACGCCATTAAAAAAATTCATAGCATCATAATGACAAACTATTTCTTGTCCCACTTTATAAGATAGATCAGGTTCTATATCTAATACGATAATATCATCAATCGATATATGTTCTAAATCTATCATTTTCATTGATCGACTCGCGTAAATCGCAATATTATTCCTACGAATAACCTGACTACGTATCGAATGAAGCTTTTTATTTGATGGCATAAAAAATCAAATCCTACAATAACATTTGATTTTTTATTCAAACTTCAAACTCGCACAAAAAATTATCCACTTACATATCATCGCGAATGTTTGCCGCACTATTTTCAACCTGATTGTTTCGCGCCCGTTCCAACATGTCGTCATCATGCTTCTTACGTCCCTCTTCATCCGCAGCATCACGATTTTCAAAATCAACGGTTTGTCTCACTCCTATTAATTCACCATCGTCGTTAATTGTCTGTGTAAGTTTATTACCTGATTCCTCTGCCTTTTTAATATTTTCTTCAATCGCCTTTCGTTTAGTGTCTTTGATACGCTTATCAAACTCCTCCTTGGCCTTTTTTTCATTCTTAATCTTCTCCTGATGTAATTTATTTAATTCCTCCTCCATGAATTCCACACGACCAGTCTTATATGCATTCGGATCCCATGGTAACCACACACCAACCGGGGCTACAAAAATATCGTGGTTTGGATCCTTATCGCGCAATTTTTTGCAATGCATTTCGGCCTCCTCCTGAGTGGAAAAATTACCCCGGTTCTTTAATCCACGAACCGAAGTCTGGAAGGCATGTTCGCGTTGGAACTGTTCGGTGTATCTATCACCATTTTTGTCCATGAATGTTTGGTAATCACCGACCACTGACTCAGACTTTAGACGTACTTCTTCATCCTTACAAAAATCATTGAAATCAGCGAATACCTTCTCTACATTTAAATTATATTTATAACTGATAAAATTAATAAAATCGCCAAACTTGCCCATTGATTTAGTAAAATCATATTCTTTTATGAATTGATCAAATAAAAATGTCTCACGTTTCTCCAAAATCTTATCTGGGGAAATAAATGACATACATGAAAATCTCTGTCCAGCAATTCCTTCATCTTCATCCAATACATCCACATATTTAGAATTCTTTTCACCAGTAGGTAGGATCTTACGCTCAAAGTCAGTCATGATATACTAATTATGAATAAATAGTATTTAAGTATGTTCTTGCAAAATAGATTTATCAGATTTTTATTATTTTTTTTCACATAAATGTATATAACAATGAACGCTATGTTTGACATCCAAGAACTCATCAAAAGAGTCATCAAGTATTTGGTTGAGGGATTGATGGTGGCGATTGCCGCTTATGCTATCCCAAAGCAGTCTCTCAAGGCCGAGGAAGTCATCATTATTGCATTGACCGCCGCCGCCACTTTCGCGGTTCTTGACGTATTTGTTCCTGCCATGGGCTCTTCTGCTCGCGGTGGTGCTGGTTTCGGTATCGGCGCTAATCTTGTCGGTTTTCCCGGAGGTCTCTAAATCATTGGTCATTTGAAATGGTAATCATTTAGATAAAAATTTTTATTTCTGTCATGTAACACGACAGAAATAAAAAATATGCGATTTGAATAAAATCATCAAACCATTCGAGTAATGCGAATATGTGTTATTGACGAATTTATTCCCAATGGATCCGATATACATATTGCTCGTTTTACACTACGGCACAGGGTTACTTCTAAATGATGTATTATTGCTTTCGTCGTGTAAAACGGTTTTACAATCCATCTGAATATAGACGCTTTGTTCGCAAGAAAGCGGGTTTTATCAATTATCATGAATAAGTCCAACTGAATATCCAGTTGCGAAATCCCATGTATTTTACATGTCTCATTGTATTCTGATTGCGTCCGCAAAATACTACTATGTGTATCCTTTTCAATTATCGAGATCAATTCGTCACGTAAAATGTTGCGCAAATTCGCCGAATAGGCTCGCTGAGTGTGAATGCAAATAGTAATATGTATGGGTTTTATTGAGTTTGTCATGGAAATTACAAATCTAGTTCTAATCCGGTTGCTTCGGTAATATATGTATATAAAAAATATTCTATCTCCGAAATGGAGAGAGGTTTATATGCAAACGCAATATATTTAAAAAATAAATATTGAAATGTTATTATACATCCACAAAATACAAAGTAATGGCCTGCGATTTTACATAGTTTTGTGATACGCAGCCCACTGCGACCAGACGGATTCGGCGTTTCATGTATTTGACTTTCATTGTCTTCACTATCCATAGATGTTTTTCTATATGTTATCATTTCAATTTCATTTGCATCTATTACATTTTCTTCTATTACATTTGATTCTATTACATTTGATTCTATATCAGACAATACACTAACTAACCCACGACGTTTATCCTTAGTAATTACATAGTTGGTGTATGCATAATGACAACCAAAAACACATACACTAAATATAGTGAATAATAACCAATATTCAATAGATTGTATGAATAATTCTTCGTTGTGTTGCATACGCTCAATAATTCCATCATTTTTTTTTTCGTATAATTGTTCTTGAAAATCAAACGTCACATTTGATCGTAATGATCTTAACTCAATAAGCGGATTTTCAATAAGCGGATTTTCAATAAGCGGATTTTCAATAAGCGGATTTTCAATAAGTGAATTTATAATAAGCGGATTTTTAAGAATACGCTCTATATAATGCAAAAACATATCGGTTTCCTTTGGTCCAATATAATAAAAAAAAAATGATATTTCTAATAAGGCAATACTAGCCACATGAAATAATATTTCATACATAGATAGTTATATTTAACATGGATAATATTTTGTAACTATCTATACCATCGGGAAAAACTCCCAATCCAAGTCTCCATTCACCTTTTTCCAGATCATATCAATTCCACGAAATACTTATAAGCATACCGGTTTCCTTTTTTGTATTCAGCCCTTTGTGCATTGCCTTCTCTGACTAATTTTTGCAATCTATAATTTATTGTATTATCAGACGTTTTCCCTTTAAATTTTTCCGGATGCCGATGTAGAATTGATTGTGTGATTTCGTTTTCTGTCTTTGGTTCTTCAGTTAAAACCTCCAATATATAGAAGTCCCACGTTCCGGTTGGAACATAATTGGGTATATTCCGTATTCCACCTTCTTCATGTTCATCTTCTACATTTTTATTATCTTCCCACATTGTGCCATCCGTTAGGCCAAAATATTTCATAACTTGTTCAGGTGAAGTGCTAAAAAACTCGCGGTTCATTCTATACCTGGACTCTGAAAGAATATCATGAAGTAGTTGTTCCTTCTGTTTAGGGTCAGAAACAAGTTTCGCGAACTCAACTTTAAATGGGGTAGGAACTCCAGAAGGCACACTTAATTCTTTTGCTCTCATATCAGGTGTTCGTTCTGGAGTCCCAGTCATACCTACTTTGACAAGCCCCGGCATTGATTCATTTGAAAGGCAGTAAATATATCCTTCTGTCATTTTGTATGATAGTTGGTGTGTGTAAATTGTTACTCTTCACTCTAAAAACTTTTCAATTTTATCTGATTTACATACCTCTTTGAGATTTAGTCGATGCAATAGGGTTTTCTTAACTATCAATCCGCCTATACTGTTGGGAAAAACTCCCAATCCAAGTCTCCACTTACCTTTTTCCATATCATATCTTGTTCCAATTGCTTTTCGCGGTCCTTCATCATGGGAATAAATGGAAGATATTGGGTTTGGTCCAAGAGGACACACAATTGGTAAAGGGTATAAGTATAATTGAAGAAATTTGTGCGGTTCGGAGGGCAATGGACCGCCCATGGTTTCTGAATTTCAATAAAAAGAACACACAACGTCTCGTGTAATTCCTCATTCATTACAGGCGGTTTGATACCAAAGAGCGAGTTGATATATTGGATATGTTCGAAATACTTATTTAGACCCAATTTACGCAAAATCTCGCGCATTTTATCATAATTAATCTCTTTCATGTCGGTTATGCGCTCCTTCTTAATGCGCGCCTTGATCTGGTCGATTACCTCTTCGGGAATTTGTGTCGTTTCCTTTGCTTGGAATTGCGAGAGGATTTCTTTGAAATGATTCAGTCGAATGTAGGCCGTGTAGGATACTTCATTCGGCGGCTCCTTGTTGTTTGGTTTAGAACTATCGACAATGTGCGTAATGAACCGGCCACATTGCATATTGTTGCAAATCATTACCCCTTCGTCTTCTTGAGGTACCATTTCACCCTTTTCACAGACTTCGCACAAATCGCAATTAATATAGCAATCATGGATATTCGCGAATTCCTTGTTGACATTATACCAATAATCCTTGTATAATTTTTTGGATTGGACGTATTTCGACGTATCTTGACGGTCTGGATTGTTGGATTTCACCTTGAAAAAGGAATTCAGTACATTGACGTTTTGAGGAGGCTCTCCGGAGGAAATTTGTTTTTTGGATTCGAAATAATCGAATATATGTTTTGAGTTATCCAAGAAATAGGTTTGATGCTCTTTTTCGTGGTGTTTTACCTGCTTTTTCTGTTCCTTTATTTTGTCCTTGCATTCCATTATCGCATCGATGCTTGTTTTAGGAAGTGTCTTGAGATAGGCTTTGTGTTTATTGATTTCTTCGTGCAATTTCGGTATCGTGTGCGTTTCAAGTCTCTCGAAATAGGCCAACATCTCACTGTGTTTTTCATCCAAGGAGGTCAATTGCTTTTGTTGGTTTTTCTTTGACATATACAGAAAGTTTGAATTGTATATTTAACTAATTTGTTCGGGAATTGATATTGTTTTATAGGGGAGTATTATATAGAAATGACCACCTATACATTATCAGGAGTGGATTCAACTACATACCTAATTAAAAGTGGCGCAAGTGAGATTCCCGTAAATATTAGTAAAGATCCATTATTTTTACCGATGAATGCATGGGATTGCTGTAAAGATGCGATTGAAACAACTACTAAAATAACTAATCCAGCTTTGTTAGATGGGGCTATCGCTGCGTTATTTGGGGGAGCAAATTGGTTAGCTGGATGGAAACATTTGTTAAATACGAATTTTAAAGAATATATGACGAGTATGAATTATCAAGAAGAAGAAATTGTATTTGAAAGAAATAAAATTACTGTGGAGAGACTCGTCGATCCAATATATTATTTTAATGAATCGGGTTTAGGTGGAAAAAGGGTTGCTTTTGATAAACATATTGAAGTTGATACAGCAGCACAACATATTGATGAAGGTCCCGGAAATGGAGATCCTCAATTCAAATTTCCAAAAAATGAAGATATCTTAATATTTGATGCATTATTTTTCGGTTTTTTTGGTTTTCCCCAGTTAATACAAAATTGGACTGCAACCTCCGAGGATACTAAGCTGGGGTTTAAGTATAATATCACGTTTAATGATACTGTAATTAGAAATCCGGATATATTAAAAGTAAGCAATCCCACTAAAAATCAAATCATTAATGATGCGACTAGTCTTACAGCTGAAGTAATCCAACCAGTATTATTTAAAGAGTGTGGTGATTGTATGCAAACCGCCACCTATATGGCTTTTATAAAAATCATGGAAAACTGGCAAAATTTAAGCACTGCAAACTCTCCCATAAACATGCCACAGGATATATTTGATCTTATTCTATACAAGTGTGGTGGCGATATAGCAACTATAAAAAAATTCATATATTATTTAACCATTATGCTAACATGCGATAAAACCGTGCATTACAGAAATATTAAATTAGGACTTCCTTCTTGTTTAACCGGCTCTAATACAGAAGCTCCTTATGAAAATAGTACAAAAACAGGTCGAATTTTTCTTCCAAATACCGATCCAATAGAAAAACTGAAATCCCTTTTAAATATGGAATTCCGATTATTAGAGAAAAATAACCTCGCGATAGCAAAAAGGTTATTATTTGCTAATTTAAATACAGAACTGACTTATTATAAGTTAGCCCGTGGGGGGACAAGAGAAACACCTATAACTTCCACTATTCCTGAGATTCATCTTATAACTGATTTTATAAGTGCATTAACAACACGAGCTCAGGATAAAAATAGTGAGTTACTAGTAGCCATTAATGGAATGGATGTAACCAACGCCGACGACATAGAGGCTATCAGAAACCGTATAAATATTGAGTTTAAAGACTTTTTGTGTCCCCCCTTTGTAATTCCACGCGCCCCTATTGTTGATATAACAGATCCGATGGGAGGCCCTCTTAATAGAAAGGGTTGTATTATATGTAAGCCACTAGAGGATGTAAGCTTGGATAAAACATCTTTGAATAAGCTACTAACTGATGTTCTTCAGAAAATTAGGGTGGATTTAACAGGCGGAATGATGACAGGTGATGATGATGATGATAGACAACCCGACCCAAGTACAACAAAAGCACTTATTAAATCGGATGACACAATGGAAGGTATGGATGAGGCTCCCGGGAAGCCTGCGAGCATATTAGATGATTATTCATCTAATGAAAAATTTTTAATTTATTGGATTTCCACCCTTTTACCACAATCAGATAAAATAAATATGCTATATTATGAAGAAATATATTTTGTTTATTCTCAATGTATATTTGCTTTGGAAAAATTTAAAAATATAAATTATACGCATGGTGGTGTAACATATAATTGTAGTGATGACGAATATGCATTTTTTCGTTTACATCGCGCTATTGAATATACATTTTTATGTATTTATGGAAGAACAATTCCACCACAAAATTGGGATTCTTTTGAACGATTTATGGCAAATGATGTGATTCCGTATATAAATAGTAATACGGATCCTTTACATTCAGAAAACATTATTGATACAAACATAAATGTCGATATATTAACCCAGTTTGGTGAGTGTTTTAAATATACCGAAATATATGATAATTTATTGATTAGGAGTGAGGACGGTGACGGGGGCGGTGACGGGTCTAAGGATGATTCTCAATTTTGTGCTGGTAAGTTTTCTGTTTTGTCCGGACGTAGAATCGAACTAAACGGAATAGTGCTCAAGAGTGGATATTGTATGGGTCATGGGGATCTATTAAAATGGTACAATACAAAGTACGGGAGAGATATTGCGGATATAGCTCAAATGCACGACGGGTATTTTACAAACCCTTTTACAAATAAACCTTTCCCATCCACTGTAATATCCGCATTGAGAATTACTGCGGATCCGCCAAAAACAGTGGGGACTAGACAGAAAGATCCAAGTCTATTTGGACTACCTGCTCCCCCATATAAGCCATATGGACCGGATATGATGAGAGGCGGACAAAAATCGACAAAAATAACCAAACACGCCAAAAAGACCAAAAAGAAGCGCAATAAAAAGAAACACACGAAGAAGATGAAATTCCGCAAAGCGCCCAAATCGAAAACACACAGGAAAACAAAACGGAAAGGGAAATAGTTATCACCCCTTCTCCTAGAGTATCCCTCATTATTTCTCTCTATGCAAAGTATAGCATGAAATCGAACCGTCTTAGAAATGTCGTCGTGATACTTGTCATCGCGCTAGTCTTGGTAGCAATGCGTTGGGTCTATCTTCATATGCCTCGCACTGCGATAGATGTGGAGGAATCCTTGTTGCGCAAAGTGGTCCAGCCGGGAAAATATGTTGGGGAGGCCGTGTATAGTCCAACGTCCCTTTATCCTAACGGTTTAGTCACATCCAATATTTTGGAGATTACAGAAAACGCAGATGAGAAAAATATCCAATACACAAATGAATTGGTTGCACGTGATAAAAAAACCGACGAGATTCACTACAAAGCGGTGCGAAAGGGGAAATACTTTTACAAACCAAGTCACGGATCCAATCTATTCAATACTTCCGAGTCATACATAGACGGGCAGGTTGTATCCACTAGTCACGGATATGCGACTGCGAAAACAGAGAATTCAATTGATTTTACAGTGAATTCTGCATGGCACGTTATCGATGCGGAATATACAAATGCAAAGAAGGATCTGAAACGAGAGGATGATGTGCTTTATGGAGATTTTACACACCCCCATTTTTTCGGAGGAAGTGAATTGACTTTTACAGAGAAATATACGATGATAAAGGGATAAAGGGAACGATCGAATGAGGGTTTTAGTTTATACGATTTGTATAATTTCAAATCGTATATAAATAATGCCAGTTCAAGAAACACTCGCTTCGGAGGTTCCATCATCATTAAATCCGAAACAGATCCAGGTCATGGCTTTTTTAGCTAATGCATTGGAAAAGGGTTGGACGGTGAAAAAGCGTAATAGCGAATACATATTTTATAAAAAGCACGAGGGAAAAAGAGAAGTTTTCCAAGAAAACTATTTAGAAACATTCATTCAATCCAATTTGAATATGGATATTCTCAAAAATTAGATAAATCGTATTCACTTGTATTTTATTATGCAATTTCTTACCATAATGGTAAGAATTACAAAAAAATGATTCAACCAAAATCATAAAACGCCTAAAGAAATCCCCCTGCACCCAAATAAATACTAGAAATCGCCAGTATTTATTTAGCCGAAGTTTGAGAAATCCAAAATCCCAGAAAAAATCATTAACCCCCAATCTTTAGGCAAAAGGTATATATGCACTTATTCGACTTGCATGATAATTTCTGTAAAGATGCAGTGTATTTTATAGGACACCGCGATAATTTATGATGGCAACCCTCCACGTTGGATTCTCGAAAAAAATGGTCATGTTAAATATCAATTAAATACCTATTTCTAAAATTATTTTCTATAGAAATACTATAATACAATGGCCGGAGCACTCATGCAACTCGTCGCCTATGGCGCCCAAGACGTTTTCCTTACTGGAACACCCGAAATTACCTTCTGGAAGGTGTCTTACAGACGCCACACCAACTTCGCAATGGAGTCCATTGAGCAGACTTTTTCTGGTCAGGCCGATTTCGGTCGCCGTGTTACATGCACCATCAGCAGAAACGGTGATCTTTGCTATCGCACCTACCTCCAGGTGACTCTTCCTGAGATCAACCAATCTATGGGAGCTAACGGAACCGGTCCTGTCTATGCCCGTTGGTTGGACTTCCCCGGAGAGCAGCTCATCGCTCAGGTTGAGGTCGAGATTGGAGGTCAGCGCATTGACCGTCAATATGGTGACTGGATGCACATCTGGAACCAATTGACCATGCCTGCCGATCAACAACGTGGTTACCACCAAATGGTTGGAAACACCACCCAATTGACTTACATCACCGATCCTTCTTTCGCTGATATCAGTGGTCCCTGCGCCGCCGCCGGTGGTCCTTCCCAGGTGTGTGCCCCTCGCAAGGCTCTTCCTGAGACTACTCTTTACGTGCCTCTTATGTTCTGGTTTTGCCGCAACCCCGGACTTGCTCTTCCTTTGATCGCCCTTCAATACCACGAGGTCAAGATCAACATTGACTTCCGTCCTATTGGCGAGTGTCTGTGGGCTGTCAAGACTCTCGACTGCACCGGTTTAACTGGTTCCCAGTCTGTCTCTGCTGCCTACCAGCAATCTCTGGTCGCCGCTTCTCTCTACATCGACTATGTCTTCCTTGACACTGACGAGCGCAGAAAGATGGCCCAGAACCCCCACGAGTACTTGATTGAGCAACTTCAATTCACTGGTGACGAGTCTGTCGGTTCCTCCAGTAACAAGATCAAGCTCAATTTCAATCACCCTTGCAAGGAGCTCGTCTGGGTTGTCCAACCTGATGCCAACGTCGATTACTGTGCTTCCTTGGAGTGCGGACAAACCCTTTACAAGACCCTTGGTGCCCAACCTTTCAACTACACTGATGCCATTGACGCTCTTCCCAACGCCGTCCATGCTTTCGGTGGTCCCGACCAGACCTCTGGATCCGAGGCATTCATCACCAGTATGGGTGTTTTCCAAGATGCTGGAGCCATGGGTGGCGCTGATGGTGTTCATTACGAAACTTCCGGTAACATCTTCCACCCTAACACTAGCCCCGTTACCAATGGTGCCGGTGAGCTAGAGGGGTCTTTCGTCTCTGACGCCGGAACTTTCGTTCTCTCCGAGACCGCTCTCGATATGCACTGCTGGGGTGAGAACCCTGTCGTGACTGCCAAGCTTCAGCTCAACGGTCAGGACCGCTTCTCCGAGCGTGAGGGTACCTACTTCGATGTTGTCCAACCTTTCCAACACCACACCCGTAGCCCCGATGCCGGTATCAACGTGTATTCCTTCGCCCTTCGCCCTGAGGAACACCAACCTTCTGGCAGCTGTAACTTCTCCAGAATCGACAATGCTACCCTTCAGCTTGTCCTTTCCAGCGCCACTGTCGGTGGTACTGCCACTGCCAAGGTCCGTGTCTATGCTACCAACTACAATGTGTTGAGAGTAATGTCGGGCATGGCCGGTGTCGCGTACTCAAATTAAGTAACGGACATTAATCATGTGACCTACATTTTCATAATCATAAAAAAGGGTTTTTACCCATAAAAACAAAATAAAAAATATAAAAGGGTTCGCCCACAAAACCAAATAAAAACCATAAAATTAATTTATAAATTTGTTATAAATTAATATGAATGTAAATTTATTTACTTGTTTCATTTTTAGTTTTTCTATATTCAGCTAGCTCTTTTGCTCTCGCCTTTTTATATTCTTCGTCACCATATTTTGCTTTCAACATTTCACGTTGTTTTTTTCTAATACGCGCTATTTCACGTTTTTCTTCAGGCGTTTTTTTATTTGATTTTTTATTTATGTTTGCATTATTTCTTTGATTTTGTTTTCGCACCCTTTCTATTTTTCGATATTCATCAATACCTATATTTTCAATCAAATTAGTTCTATATTTTTGAGTCTTACTTTGATTTTTTTCATTTTGTATGATATGTTTATATATCATTAACAATTTTTTAAATAAATCATCCAAATTCATTTCTTTTTTAATATAATTGCAACTTCCACAGCAACAAGCTGCGTTAGATATTGTATATCCATCATTATTATCAATTCGATCTATACCATTGGTACATTCACCTGAGCCATCTCTACCACATAAATAACATTTATCCGTTATCAATTGCATATAATTGTCTTTTGATAATTCAAATGGTAATGATTTGTTGATTGCCCGTTTTTTATATTCATTGTAGCTAGCCGCATTATAATTGCAAAATTCTTCCGTAAAATAACGTCCATTGATTTTGTTATTATACGTTAAAATATGTTCGATTCGTTTCAGAAACACATCGAC